GCGCAACAGTAGACTGTTACCCTACTGACGGAGAATACACAGACGTGGTATACAACGTGCACTGGAGAGTAACTGGAACATCTGATACTTTAGACCCAGAAGGAAATGCTTACACAGCAACAAGTATAGGTACACAAACAATAAGCACAAGTGATCTTAGTGGGTTTACACCTTTCGATGATCTTACTAATGCAGATGCAGTAGCTTGGACTCAATCAGCTATGGGTGCAGACGAGGTTACAGCTTTAGAAGCAAACCTTGATAGTCAAATAGCTTTAGAGATTACACCTGTTTCAGTAACACTTACTATTGGTGAGCCCGAACCAACTCCACCTGCTGAATAAGTAAATAATTTGTATCTTTATGCCCTTGTTTAATTAATAAAATAAAATTCAATGTCACAAGACAGTAAAATCACACAAGAAGAGTTAGCTAAGGTTACAGAGCTTAACTCTAAAATGGTTCAGATTCAAGGAGAAATTGGAGCTGGAGAACTTCGTAAGGCGGATTTAATAGCAATGTTTGCTAAAGAATCTGAGCAAATGGAAGTTATTAAAAAAGAATTAGAAGAAACATACGGGAAAGTCAATATTGACCTAAAAGATGGTTCTTATGAGTTGATTCCCGAAGAAGAGAAAGAGTAAATTATTAAATATACCCAATGGCAAAGATTAGCACGTATACTATAACAGTTCCAACAGCCACCGATATAATCATAGGCACAGATGTTGAGAACACCAACATAACTAAGAACTTCACGGCTCTTAGTGTCGCTAATTTATCTGCCGCTTATACTCTTCAAAATGTATTAACACAAGGGAATGTTGCAACGTCCAACATGACCTTAACTGGTAATCTTTCGATTACTGGAAACACCACGCTAACAGGGCCCGTTGTTGTTGCAGGCACATTGCGTGTTAACAGCGCGGGCACTCAGCCTGCTGATGGGACTGCCGTTGATCCATCAGCTCAACCGACGATACCTATTGTAGGTAGTGGCAAGAGTTCGACTAGATACTTATCAGAGCCCGACGCGTGGCTTAAGGTAAATATTGGAGGAACTGAATATGTATTTGCTGGCTATATACCAGGATAAAATATACTTTAATGGACATTAGAAAATTATCCGTTGGCGCGGACTATAAGTCGGGCGCAATGCATTACATCGTTTCACAAGACATCCTTGGGGGGTCTCATAAAATCCACCTTATCCAACAAGATAAGTCTAGTGGAGACATAAAAATTTGGGTAGAAAGCAATGATGAAGTAATTCTTTGGAAGCAGTTCAATGCCAATATGCCTTTTTCTATAGAGTATAACATTAATTTTTAAATAGGCATGTCGCAAGATTTTGATAATTGGGTAGAAGAGTTAGAGGAAAAAGAAGTTTCTGAATCGTGTAGTATTGATGACCCTGAATGTGAAAATTGTGGTTCATGAAGTCTCCACATTCTTTTATTATAAAACCAGTAAAAGGAAGGCGCTATGACAATATTAAGAAAATTGGTGATGTGGATTTCATCACCAGCTCTTCAAAAGAAGACCATAAAGTATCTAATAGGTTTGCTGAAGTAATAGAAGTTCCTATTGGGTATCAAGGGGACATTAAGAGTGGTGATATTCTTTTGGTTCACCATAATGTTTTTAAATATTACAACGATATGAGGGGCCGAGAAAGGAGTAGTCACAACTTCTGGAAGGACGACATATTCTTTGTCGATTTTAATCAGTTTTTTTTATACCACAACGGTGTCGATTGGAACACCACGGGGAAATACTGCTTCATAAAGCCCTCAGAGACTAAGGACTACTATTTAAATAAGTTTACCGAAGAGGAGCCTCTTGTTGGTACGATACGTTATATTACCAAAAGGCTACAAAATATAGGGCTAAAACAGGGTGACGAGATAGCCTATACGCCTGACAGTGAATATGAATTTACCGTAGAGGGAGAAAAGCTTTATCGAGTAAATAGTGAAAACATTTGTATATTGCTTTGATGGACATTAATGAAATTAAATTACAGATAATAAAGGCTGGAGAAAAGGCCGTTACTCAACTAGTTAAGGTTGCTCAAGAAGACATCATCAAGTATGACAAAGATGATGAGCTGGCGCCAGATAGACTAAAGAATGCCGCGGCAACAAAGAAGCTTGCTATCTTCGATGCCTTTGAGATACTCTCTCGTATTGATGCGGAGCGCCAAGCGTTGGAGGCCCCAGTAAAACAGAATGAATCTAAGGGAGGTTTTGCAGAGAGAAGGGCAAAATAATATATACCAGATTGCGCGAGATGTAATCCCAGGCTCTGTTTTTTCTAGAAAGAACAAGGCCAAGTCTTGGGTCTATGGATATGACGAGAAGTACGATATTGTTGTTATATCTAGAGATGGAACAATAGGAGAAATATATAACATAGGAGGGCTATATGTAGCCTTACCCTCTCAGCCTAAAAAAATATACTCTAGAAGTAAAAAGGTAGCCGAGCAATACTGGCATCCTTTTGAATATCCAAAAGAGTTGTCTAAGATAAAATCTATATTTTCTTGGAACGATATGCCTGCTAACTTTAAAGATAAGTGGGTGGACTCTATAGAGGCAGAGTTTGATAACAGAGACAATGGTTTCTGGTTTATGAATAATGGTATTCCAACCTATATGACTGGCTCTCATTATATGTATTTGCAGTGGACAAAGATTGATGTAGGCCTTCCGGACTTTAGAGAGGCAAATAGAATATTCTTTATTTTCTGGGAAGCTTGTAAGGCTGATATTCGGTCTTTTGGAATGTGCTACCTAAAGATTAGGCGTTCCGGCTTTTCTTTTATGGGCTCATCAGAGACTGTAAATATTGCGACAGTGGCAAAAGATGCGAGAGTAGGAATACTCTCTAAGACGGGTGGGGATGCTAAAAAAATGTTTACAGACAAGGTGGTTCCCATTAATAGCAATCTCCCTTTTTTCTTCAAGCCGATTATGGATGGTATGGACAAGCCAAAGACTGAGCTTGCCTATCGCGTTCCTGCATCAAAAATTACTAAAAAGAACATGACCAATGTTGAGAGTGAAGATGTTGAGGGGTTAGACACCACTATAGACTGGAGGAATACTTCTGACAACAGCTATGACGGAGAAAAGCTTCAGCTATTAATTCACGATGAGTCTGGCAAGTGGATGAAGCCCGATAATATTTTAAACAACTGGAGGGTAACCAAGACTTGTTTGAGGCTAGGATCTAAGGTTATTGGCAAGTGTATGATGGGCTCTACTTCTAATGCCTTAGACAAGGGGGGTGATAATTTTAAGAAGCTATACTATGACTCTGACCTTACTAAAAGAAATCCTAACGGACAGACCAAGAGTGGCCTATACTCTTTGTTTGTGCCTATGGAGTGGAACTTTGAGGGGTATATTGACAGATATGGGATGCCCGTTTTGTATAGCCCTGAGTCTCCCATAAAAGGTATAGACGGAGGAAAGATATCTATGGGCGCTATTGAGTATTGGGAGAATGAGGTCACGTCACTGAAGTCTGATGCAGATGCATTAAATGAGTTTTACAGGCAGTTTCCAAGAACGGAGTCTCACGCTTTTAGAGATGAGAGCAAGGCCTCAATATTTAATCTTACAAAGATATATCAACAGATAGACTATAACGATAGTCTGATTACTGAACACTTTGTTACCCGTGGCTCTTTTCATTGGAAGAACGGAGAGAAAGACACACAGGTTGTTTGGTCTCCTGAGAAGAACGGCAGGTTTAAAGTTTCTTGGCTACCCCCTCGTCACCTTCAAAACAAAGTAATAAAATCTAACGGAAAGTTTTTACCAGGGAACGAGCATATTGGTTCTTTCGGCTGTGACTCTTATGATATCTCAGGCGTTGTTGGTGGCGGTGGCTCTAATGGCGCGCTACATGGAATGACTAAGTTTAATATGGACGACGCTCCTAGCAATGAGTTTTTCTTAGAGTATGTAGCTAGACCACAAACGGCAGAGATATTCTTTGAAGAAGTTCTAATGGCTTGTGTCTTTTACGGCATGCCAGTGCTAGCTGAAAACAACAAACCTAGGCTCTTGTATCATTTTAAAAATAGAGGGTATAGAGGCTTTAGCATGAACAGGCCCGATAAGCGCCTTAACAAGCTCTCTAAGACCGAAAAAGAGCTAGGTGGTATACCTAACTCTTCAGAAGACGTAAAGCAGTCTCACGCATCCGCAGTCGAGTCTTACATAGAGAAGTATGTAGGGATAGACAACGAAGGTACATATAGGGAGAGTGGGGACATGGGCTCTATGCCCTTTGCTCGGACATTAGAGGATTGGGCAAGATTTGATATTAATAACAGAACGAAGTTTGATGCCACCATAAGCTCAGGTCTTGCTTGTATGGCTAATCAAAAACACATGTATCTACCTGAGCAAAAGCAATCAAAAATAAGCGTTAACTTTGCTAGATATAATAACCGTGGCTCGTTCAGCGAACTATTACAGTAAATGAAAGAGGTAAGTATTGACATTTTGCCCGCAGGGTTCCCAAGTCAGTTTGTTTCTGATGCAGAGAAAGCGACTCAGGAGTTTGGGCTAAAGATAGGACAATCCATTCAGTATGAGTGGTTTAAAAGAGATAGTGGGTCTTGTAGATACTACGGTCAGTGGCGTGATTTTAATCGTTTAAGGCTTTATGCTAGAGGCGAACAATCGGTTGCTAAATACAAAAATGAGCTTTCTGTAGATGGTGATTTAAGCTATCTAAACCTAGACTGGACACCCGTTCCTATCCTTCCAAAGTTTGTCGATATTGTCGTAAACGGAATGCAAGACAGACAGTTTGAAATAAAAGCGTTTGCTCAAGACGCCCTTTCTGCTGAGAATAGAAACGTATTTCAAGAGAATGTAGAAACAGAAATGGTGTCAAAAGATGTTATGTCAGTAATGGCGGAAACATTTGATATTGATCCGTTTACTGTAGATCCAGCAAAACTTCCAAACGATGACGACGAGTTAGCTCTTTATATGCAGTTAAATTACAAGCCAGCAATTGAAATAGCTGAAGAGCAAGCAATAAATACTCTTTTAGAGGATAATCACTATGTAGACACCCGCAAGAGAGTAGACTATGATTTAGCTACAATAGGTGTTGGTATGGTAAAGCAAGAATTTCTTCCTGGAGCAGGCGTTCAGGTAAGTTATGTAGACCCGGCCAATGTGGTATACAGCTACACCGAAGACCCTCAATTTAAAGATTGTTTTTATTGGGGAGAAATTAAGACGTTGCCTATAACTGAGCTTATTAAAATTGACCCTAGTCTTACAAGTGAAGATTTAGAGACAATATCAAAATATAGCCAGAGCTGGTACGATTACTTTAATGTGGCCGAGCAGTATCAAAACGATATTTTTAGTAGAGACTCTGCCACTCTAATGTATTTTAATTATAAGACAACAAATAAGTTTGTTTACAAAAAGAAAGACCTAGATAATGGCAACTCTAGAGTAATAGAGAAAGATGACAACTTTAATCCACCTCAAGATATGATGGAGGAGGGTAACTTTACTAAAGTAGAAAAAACAATAGACGTATGGTATGAAGGGGTGATGGTTATGGGAACCAATATTATGTTGAGATGGAACATGATGGAGAATATGGTTCGACCTAAGTCAGCTTCTCAACACGCAATGCCAAACTATGTTGCAACCGCACCTAGAATGTACAAAGGAAACATAGAGTCTTTAGTTAGAAGAATGATTCCTTTTGCTGACTTAATTCAAGTCACCCACTTGAAGATGCAACAAGTAATTTCTAGAATAGTACCAGACGGTGTTTTTATAGACGCAGATGGGCTTAATGAAGTTGATTTGGGAACTGGCGCAGCATATAATCCAGAAGACGCCTTACGCTTATACTTTCAAACGGGTAGTGTTATTGGTCGTAGCTACACACAAGACGGTGAATTTAATAATGCTCGTGTTCCTATTCAACAGCTAACCTCTAACTCTGGGCAGTCTAAAATGTCTGCGCTAATTGGTAACTACAATCACTATATGGATATGATTCGCTCAGTTACTGGCTTAAATGAAGCAAGAGACGGCTCAACTCCAGACCCTAGTGCTTTGGTGGGAGTGCAAAAGTTAGCGGCTTTGAACTCTAATACGGCAACTAGACATATTCTAGAAGGAAGCCTGTATATTACTAGAACTCTAGCCGAGGCTTTATCGTGTAGAATTGCAGACATTATGGAGTATGCTGACTTTAAAGAAGAGTTTGCCATGCAGATAGGGAAGTACAATGTTCGTCTTTTAAAGGACATAAAAAGCTTGTATATGTATGACTTTGGAGTCTTTATAGAGATGTCTCCAGACGAAGAGCAAAGAGCTCAGTTAGAGGCAAACATACAGATGGCACTATCAAGGGACGCTATAGGTCTAGAGGACGCCATTGACATTAGGGAAATAAAAAACATTAAGGTTGCTAATCAATTATTGAAAGTTAAAAGAAATCAAAGAGTTGCTCAACAGCAACAATCAGAGATGATAAAGCAACAGTCTCAGGCTCAGATAAACTCTCAGTCTCAGCAGATGGCTGCGCAAATGTCTATGCAAAAAATACAAGCCGAGACTCAGTCTAAAATTCAATACAGGCAGGCAGATGTTGCTTTTGAAATAGAAAAGTTGAAAAACGAAGCCATCTTAAAGAAAGATCTTATGGCTACCGAGTTTCAGTACCAGATGCAGATACAGGGCATGTCTCAAATATCAATTAATGATAGGGAAAAAAACAAAGAAGACTCTAAATCCGAACGTATAAGTCAACAGAATTCAGAACAGTCTAAGCTTATAAATCAAAGAAAAAATAATTTACCGCCTATTAAGTTTGAGTCTAACGAAGACTCTCTCGATGGTTTTGATTTTGCCGAGTTTAACCCTAGATAACATGCCTGAACCAATAAAAAAAAGACGCAAAAGACACCTTAGAAATTTAGACAGAAATAAATCGGGCAGAGAAAAAACCGTATTGATGGAGTATGGGGAGGAGCAAAACAAAAAAGGAAAAACCGTCTACACGGCTAGCCCCACTATAACTTTTAAAGGAAAAGAGAAGGCTAGACCACAATCCTACGAGCAGGCTTTAGAGGCTGGAGAGGTTTATGTGTTTAAAAAGGAAAGGAGAGCAGAAAGGTTTGCTGCTGGCTCATGGAAAAAAGGAAAAGACAAACGAGATGCGATGAGGGCGTATAGAAAAAAAAAGCGAGCGGAAAAAAACAAATAAATAATTATTAACTTTGTGTCAATTAAATTAAATCTATGAAAATTACAGTAAAAGAAGTCGCTGATGTCGAAGCAAAGTCAGTTCAAGAAGTTGAAAATGAATTGTTAGCTAAGCACGAAGAGGAATTTTCTCAAGAAGAAAAAGTTCCAGAAACAAATACAGTAGAGGTAGCTACTGAGGAAACTCAAGTTGCCGAACCTGAAAAAGAGATTCCCTCACTTAACGAGGAAGACGTTCTTTCATATATTAAAAACCGCTATGATAAGCAGATTGACTCTGTAGATCAATTGTTTTCTGAAAGAGAGAAAGCTGAGGATTTACCAGAAGACGTATCTACTTATTTAAAGTATAAAAAAGAAACAGGTCGAAGCATTAAAGACTTTATGAAATTGAATGAAGACTTTGATGACCTAGACGACAATACTCTCTTAGCGAGATATTACGCCAATAAAGAAGATGGCCTTGACAGTGATGATATTTCTTTTATGATCGAAGAAGAGTTCGGTTATGACAAAGACATTGATGAAGAGTCGGACATTAGGCGTAAGAATGTAGCTAAGAAAAAAGAACTTGCTAAAGCGAGAAATTTCTTTGAGGATCAAAAAGAGAAGTACAAAGCCCCCCTTGAGTCAAGCCCGGGTGCCACTTCTTCTAAAGACCAAGAAGAGCTTAACGCTTACAAGGAATACCAAGCGAAAGCTTTAAATGTCCAAGATGAGGAACGTAAAAAGTACGAATGGTTTCAAAAGAAGACGGATGAATACTTCAATGATGAATTTAAAGGTTTTGAATTCAATGTCAATGATAGGGATATAGTCTACTCTCCTGCTGATGCTGCAGAAATTAAAAGCACTCAATCTGACCTTAACAATTTTATTTCAAAGTATGTTAACAAGGATGGTGTAATTGACGATGCCAAAGGATACCATAAAGCTCTAGCGATGGCGATGAATCCAGACCGAGTAGCTAAGTTCTTTTATGAACAAGGCATGTCGGACGCTGTAGACAATGTAGCAAGAAAGTCTAAGAACATTAATATGGACATTAGGCAGACGCCACAAAATCTTAGTAAGGGAGGGTTCAACGTGAAGTCCGTAAGCAATGACTCTAGTCGTGGCTTGAGGATACGTTCAAATAAAAATAAATGATTAAAATAAATTATTATGGCTGTAGATGCAGTTCCCGGGTTTGACTTACAACCCAGTGCCGAGCGCGTAGCGCTTGCCACAAATTATATTACTAACTTCAATTTCTTGAATCAGTATCTTCCTGATACTTATGAAAAGGAATTTGAGCGTTACGGTAACCGTACCGTAGCTTCTTTCTTGAGAATGGTTGGCGCTGAAATGCCTTCTAACTCTGACCTTATCAAATGGGCTGAGCAAGGAAGACTTCACACTAAGTACGTTGATTGTACTCCAACAGGAGCTTTGACTAATTCAGACACTGCAACATTTACTGTTAACGATACCCTTAATCCAGGTACTGGAGCTATCGCTATCAGAATTGGACAGACAGTTATGCTTTCAGCTAACTCTCTTTCAACAACCAATAAGGCTATTGTAACTGGAGTAGACTATGCTAATGGAACATTTACTGTTGCTTTCTATGAAGCGGCTGGTATGACTGCAGCCGCTGCTGACAAGTTTACTGTATTCATCTATGGTTCTGAATTCAAGAAAGGAACTGATGGAATGACGAATTCTTTAGAGGCTGACGATTCAATTTTTGAGAACTCTCCTATCATTATCAAGGACAGATATGCTGTTTCTGGTTCTGACATGGCTCAGATTGGATGGGTAGAGGTTACTACTGAGAATGGTGCTTCTGGATACCTATGGTATATGAAGTCAGAGCACGAGACTCGTCTCCGCTTTGAGGACTACCTAGAGACTGCTATGGTTGAGGCTGTTCCTGCTGCTGCTGGATCAGGAGCTATTGGATTTGCAGGCGCTACTGGTTCTGCTGCAGCTGATGTTGGAAACAAAGGATCTGAAGGTATCTTCCACGTTGTTGGTCTTAGAGGTAATGTTTGGTCTGGAGGAAATCCAACCACATTGGCTGACTTTGACGCTATGATCGAAAGATTAGACAAGCAAGGAGCTATCCAAGAGAATGTTATTTTCTTAAACCGTCAGTTTGGTTTTGACATTGATGATATGCTAGCTGCACAGAACTCTTATGGAGCAGGCGGAACATCTTACGGATTGTTTGACAATGACGAGGAGATGGCTTTAAACTTAGGTTTCAAAGGCTTCACTCGTGGTTATGACTTCTATAAGACTGACTGGAAATACTTGAACGACCCAACTATGCGTGGTGGTTTAAATGCTGGTAAGATTTCAGGGCTTTTAGTTCCTGCTGGATCTACTACTGTTTATGACCAAATCCTTGGTAAGAACGCTAAGCGTCCTTTCCTTCACGTTAGATATCGTGCTTCAGAGACTGAAGATCGTCGATATAAGACTTGGATCACAGGTTCTGCTGGAGGCGCTGCAACAAGCAGCCTTGATGCAATGGAGGTTAATTACCTTTCTGAGCGTGCTGTTTGTACTTTAGGTGCTAACAACTTCTTCTTGTTTGAAGGATAAATAAACTCAACGGGGGGGTGTTTAAACACCCTCCCTTTTTTTAAATCATATTAAATTATATCTAATGAAAAAATCTTTATCTCTTGTGGACAAAAGTTTTGTGCTTAATCGCCAAACACCTCCACTCTCATTTATGCTATCATCACGACACACACGTCGTAATCCTCTATTGTACTTTGATGGCACTAGCAACAAGCCTCTTCGGTATGCTAGAAACCAAAAATCACCTTTTGAAGACGAGCAAGATGGAACTGCTATTGTTGAGCCTATAATCTTTGACGATGGCTTTTTGCACGTCCCTAAAGAAAACCCCGTTCTTCAAGAGTTCTTATCTTATCACCCAGGCTTTGGAGATATTTTTAAGGAAGTAAATAAAGAAAAAGATGCCAAGCTAGAGGTTGAGAGCCTTGATGCTGAGGTTGATGCTTTAATTGCCGCTAGAGGACTAACGCTAGAGATGCTTGAGAATATATCTCGGGTTCTTCTAGGGTCTTCTGTTGACAGAATGACTACCGCAGAATTAAAAAGAGATGTCTTGGTCTTTGCCAAGCAGAACCCTTTTGAGTTTTTAGACTTACTTAACGACCCTATGCTTGAGTTAGAGAGCAAGGTTGCTAAGTTTTTTGAAGATGGTATCTTAGGTATGCGCAATAATAACAAAGACGTGTACTTTAATCTACCAAAGAACAAAACTAAAATGTTGACGGTTCCTTTCGGGGAGTCTGCCAACTATATTGTGGCTTCATATTTGCAGAGCGATGATGGTATTGAAACACTCAAGCTTCTAGAAAAACAAAAGTAATTCACCTTTACTCTAATTAAGACCTCAGAAATGGGGTCTTTTTTTTTGACTATCTTTGTTCTTTATTAACATCTAATATTTTTAACTGATGGCAAAATTTTTACAATACGACACCGCCGCGAACGGTAGTCTTGTAATCCCAGCGGAGGAAGTCCTTTGGGTAAATAGTGGAACTAGCACCACTACTATAGTATTCATGCTAGGGGCAAGTGAATTTGATCAAGTTACCGTTACCCATGCTGCAGATACCTCTGCTTATGAAATGGTAGGTTATCTTCAAGACAAACTAGTAGAAGCAGCTCAAGGAAAGTGGTCAGAGGCTGTTCTAAACATTACTGCTGACTCACCACTAGTAATCTCTAACATTCAAGTAGCGTAATCATGACAAAGTATCTTAACCTTTATTTCGGAAATCAACCGACTGCTCTATTGAACGCTAGTAAGCTTAGATCAATTGAGCAAACATCCACAACAACAACTGTTATTAAATATAACGGGTCTGCTTCAGCTGACCTAATCACTATAACTCACGCTGCTGACGCAAGTGGAGTTGCTGTTCAAAATCAACTTGTAGAAGCTTTAGGCACAGTAATGAGAGCTCCGTATACTAATGCGGCTCCTTTAGTTACTTTGGACTTTGCAATTAGCCAAGTTGCTAATAGTTAATCTTTTTATACTAAAAGACTAGAAAGAAGGGGCCTCAAGAGGGCCTCTTTTTTTTGTCTATCTTTGTTAAAACCTTTAAAAATGATAAACTCAGTAAGGAATACTGTACTATCGGTATTAAATAAAAATAACTACGGATATATATCGCCGTCAGACTTTAATCAATTTGCCAAGCAAGCGCAGATGGATTTGTTTGAAGATTATTTTTATAACCTAAACTATCAAGTGGTAAAAGAAAATGCTCGTCAGTCAGGTACGGGGCTTGTCGATATAAGCAAAGGATATGAAGAGGTTATTTCTAGCTTTTCCAAGACGGCAACTTTAACTCAAGCCACCGCTAATACAAGCAAATACACTTTACCTTCAGACTACTACCTTTTAAATGTCGTTCAATACAACACAATCGGAGCTGGACAACCAGGTGTAGAGATAGAGAAGGTAGAAGAAAATAAGATAAGAAGCTTAATATCAACAAACCTATTGGCCCCCACTGCTGCTTTCCCAGTATATGTTCAGAGAGGCAACATTATAGAGGTATACCCTACAACTATTAATGGAGCTACTAACGTAGACTCTTACTATATTAGAAACCCCTTAGATCCTAAGTGGACATGGGTGCAATTAACTTCTGGAGGCCCAGTATTTAATGCTTCTGCGGCAGACTATCAAGACTTTGAGCTCCCTTTGTCAGATGAGCCCGACTTAGTCATGAAGATTCTAGAATACGCGGGAGTTTCAATAAGAGAAGGTGATGTGGTTAAGTTTGCAGATAATGAATTAACGCAAGAATCTCAATCAGAAAAATAAGATATGGCATACTTAACTCAGTTTCAATATTACACAAACGGAGCCAATCCTGCAGAGGAAACAAATTGGGGGTCGTATCAATACACAAGTCTATCTGATATCGTAAATAACTTTATGGCCATATATGCTGGCAATAATGAGCTAGTAAATAATGTTGAGAGATATCAAGTATTGTTTCATGCCAAGAGAGCGATTCAAGAACTAAACTATGATGCCTTTAAAGAGATTAAGGCGCTAGAGTTAAGTGTGGATAATGAATTAAGATTTGTACTTCCTTCTGACTATGTGAACTGGGTAAGGATATCTCTGTATAGAGATGGGGTTATTTTTCCTCTTACTGAAAACATTCAGCTAAACTCAAGTAGCGCCTATCTTCAAGACAATGAGAGTAGGGTTTTATTTGATCAAGACGGGAACATATTAAAGCCGGAATACTCTAATATAGATATAGAAAGAATAAAAGGAACTAAAAAAAGCATATACCTAAACGAAAACAATCCCAACTTTAACGGGAGAGAAGGGTGGTGTTGTGATGGCTCTTGGTATTTTGAGTACAATGTAGGAGCTAGATATGGTCTAAATACTGAAACGGCAAACGCCAATCCTACTTTTAGAATTGATAAGTCTGCAGGCGTTATAAACTTTAGCTCTGGCATGCTAGATAAGATAGCAATACTTGAGTATGTGTCTGACGGAATGGAAGGTGGAGATATCGCCTCTATAAGCGTAAATAAACTATTTGAAGACTATGTGTATGCTCACATTAAATACGCCATATTATCTTCTAAGCTAGGCGTTCAAGAGTATATTGTTGGTAGGTCTAGAAAAGAAAAGACAGCGTTGTTAAGAAATGCTAAGATAAGAATCAGTAACATTCACCCTGGTCGTCTGCTTATGAACTTGCGAGGTCAGAATAAGTGGCTTAAGTAGCATGGACATACAAACTAATTTCATAAAGGGGCGCATGAATAAAAGCGTCGATGAAAGAATACTCCCTATGGGTGAGTATAGAGATGCTCTGAATATACGATTAGGCTCAACTGAGGGGACTACTATTGGCGCGGTAGAGAACACAAAGGGTAATGAGCAAATAACCACACTAGAATATAACGGAAGTGTTTTAAGT